CACCATTTGCTGCCTCTCCAGAACTAGTAATATAGGAAACTTCAATATAATTCAGTGATTTTAACTTTTCTCCAAAGACTCCATCACCAAAAATCATCTCATATCTCTGATCATCAATTTCTTGAAGGAAATATACCCTAGAAGTGTCTTTAACTTCTATTAAAGTATCAGAAAATACATATTTTTTAGAAGAAGTGCTTGATTGAGTCTCTCTTATAGTAACTTCTAAGGTAGAAGTGTCAATATTTGCATTTTCTAGGATATATCTAGAAGGAGGAGCAGGTACATCTGATGTAACAGTGAAATTTGAGGTCAAAAATGTCCCTTCATATATTGTAACATTGTTAAATGTAGCAATTCCATCAACTACAGGTACTGTTACATCACTTGGAACACAAAAAGAGTAACTTTCTGACCCAAATACTGAAGATGAGGTGGTTACAATGCCTTTTTTAAGGGTTAGAGTAACAGGTTTAGTGGTAAATCCAGTTGTATCTACAAAAAATGAAACTATTGCCTTTGCAGCAGTCCTTGATCTAGGTGTATAACCAATATTTCTTGCTAATGCTACTACATTTTCTCTCAAAGTAGCACTATCTATGAAAACCTCATTGCTAATCATGTTAGCATTGTATGAGGAGATGTAAGTATTGTATGCTAATACATCTAAAATGTTAGAAAGATTAGATCCTTCAAAATCATAGTCTGTAAAATTAGAATTTTCTTTCAAATAATCCTTCAAGGAGGTTTTTATTTGATCAAAATCTAGATTTGTAAAGTTAACTAGTGCCATTTATCTTGTAGGCTGTAGTGCAAAGTTTAATTGTTGAGGAAGAGCATCAATTCCTATGATATCATAGGTAACAGTTACATTAAATTCATTATTATCATAGTCAGGATCTACCTTTACATCCTGCAATTTGACTCTAGGTTCAAATCTAACAATAGTTTGCTCAATTTCATCCCTAATAACAGCACTAGAAATATCATCAACAGTGTCGAATAGAACTTCGCTCACTCCTGACCCTAAATCCTCATTAAAAAATCGCTCTCCAGGGGTAGTGAGTACTAAATTTCTAATAGAACGTGCAATTGCAGTATCATTCTTAACACCAATGATGTCAGAATTGATGGGATTTACCTCAAAAGACATGCTAATGTCCTTAAATCCCCTACTAACCCTTTCTACAGGCATGAAACAACAGTAAATATAAGTTATTTATGAGGGTTTTTACGCAAAAAAAGAGACCCTAAGGTCTCCTTTGTTATCTTCCTTGTCCTCTATACCTTTTTTTGGGTTTATTGGAACTTGTTGCTGCATATTTGGTGTGTTTGCCCCTACCTTGATAAGTTTTTTTAGGTATGGTTTCTACATAATCACCACC